GCAGGTTAATTATACTCTTTATTTATGCTTTTAGATGATGCAACCAACTACCCCAACCCGAATTATAGATTCTTTTATCTTCACCAAAAATCTCATCCACAACTTGTTGCACACCATTTAATGGTTCATTATGATTGCCGTAGTCATGGCCACCAATAAATCCACCAAGTTTAACTTTGGGCAACCATATTTGTATGTCTGCCTTGACGGATTCATATAGGTGAGAACCATCTATGAAAACAAAATCTAATGACCTATCCTCATATCTGGAAGACGCTTGGATACTATCCATTCTCACAGGAGTGATAATGTGTTTAACTGGTTCAATGTTCTTGAGGAAGATGTCATAGAGTGTTCCGTCTTGATGTGGATCCTTGATATGTAAATCTTCTTGTGGTGAACCTTTCCAAGTATCAACGGCATCAATTGTTATATTCTTGCCTTTATTGATAATTTCTACAGCTGCATAACAAATTGATTGCCCACGCCAAACGCCAATTTCTACGAACTTAGCTTCATTGAATTGGTCAATGATATAGTCATAAACATTTTGATAATTAAAAAATGTTCTATCTTGTAGTTTTTTATAAAAATGATCCATTATTCGGCAACTATAAATGCGTTGCCGTGTGGGTGAGAGGTTGTCCAGTTTTCTTTTAGATGTCCAAATTGATAGTCAAAATGTTTGATTTTAAACCCAGCTTCAACTAATGTGGTTAACCACCATTCTTCTGGTTCACGGACAACATGTGTGACATCCATTTCATATTCACGGATACGATATCGTTTACCATCACCAAGTGGAACACCAACAAATAGATATTTGCATCTTCTACGAAATGCAGATAATACAGCTGGTAATTCTTCTTTGGGTATATGCTCAAGAACATCTTTAGCAATAATTAAATCCCAACCACCTTTAATGTCTTCAGTTGTTTCAATGACTGAAAGATATTGTTTTACTTTTTCATGGCCATGTGTGACAGCATATTCTGACACATCAACACCATATGCTTCTTTACCAAGTAATCTCATAGCATACACCATAAAACCTTTAGCACAACCATAATCCAATACTGTATTGAATTGTATATTGTTTATGATTGATGAAGCTTCACGAATCGTTCTTTCTGGCATCCAACGATAGTTCTCGTAAGCACTTACGCGATTACGAACACCATCTTCAAAATACTTTTCATCAAATACTTTTTTTAAGTTCATAATATTTCCTATGCAAATTCGTTATGTTTTGTTGGCATCAATACATCATCAATCAATTCGTTTTGAATAGCATATTTGCAGAATGAACAATCATGATGTCTTCTAAAAACATCAGGACCTCCAACTTGAGAATTATAAAAATCTGTAATGCCAGCAATATCACATAATTTAAATTCTTCATTTACTTGGTAGTTATTTTCTGGTGCTAATTCAGCCGAAGGACAAACATAAACATTACCATCAGTAAACACACAAGGTTTTACACCGTGCATATAACAATGGTTGTTTCTTCTTTCACCCTTAAAATTAAAATCAGATAAGAAAGCGTATTGCAATTTGCCATGTTTTTCTTCGTGTATATCAATTAAAACTTTGATTGATTCAATATCTTGAGCTACAATTTTAGGGTCTTTAATTGCATTGAAAGCGATACGACATGGTATTTTCTTTTCTTCAACCCATGCTAACATCTTCATAAAGTTATCTTCTTTATATTCATTTGATGCTAACTTTTTAGCATGAGAATCTTTCCATTCACCAGTAATATTTGGATTAGTTGATGTGTTTGTTGCACCATCCCAAACATAAGCAGCTGAAATTTCAATGTCTAGGCCATCAAACACTTCAAGGTGATATGGATATGGTTTCTTTTCGTCCCATGAATACATACCTAATCTTACCCAAGACATCATGTGCCAGTTTTTTATCTTTTTAAGTTTAGAGCCGTTGGTACAAATACCCATTTTTAGGCCCTTATTATAAGCATACTCAATAATCTCATCTAAATTTGGATGTAATGTTGGTTCGCCGCCGCCCGTAAATTCCATACCTGTAACACCTAGAGCATGAAACTGGTCAATAGCTGACTTCATCTGTTCAACAGTCAACATTTCTTTCATAGCGCGATTGGCGAAACAACAGAATGAACATGTTAGATTACATGGATTACAAGGTGACATATGAAACATCACCGGTTTTGGTCGTTTACCTTCTTGTAAATCAATCAAGCGATCCATATGCTTAAGTAATTTTGTGTGATTGCTTGAGTAACTACGACCTCTAATTTGATTATCAACCACAAATTCTTTTTTTGGTTTAATAATCTTACTTATATTAATAACATCCATCTTTTAACCTTTCATTGTAAATTCATATACTACTTCGTGTCGTTGGTCACCTGTCCAATCAATGTCTGTATTATCAGGCTCACCATACTTATCTTGCATAAACTTAGGATAAACTTTATTTACTATTTCTTCCATTTCAAGAAATGCTTTGTGTTTATCATAATTACTTGGTCTATCTGGATGATACATAGAAACTTCGTGTATTACTCCTGCCTTTTCACGGCAAATTGATGTGAATATCATATCAAAGCCCCAACCACTATAAACTTTATGATACTCCCAAAAATCTAATAAGATTGGTATCATTGAAGTATGAAAGAATGGTGCCATGCCTTCAATGAAATTGGTTTTACTAAAAACCCAATCTTTATTTTGGTGTAAAACTGAATGTGATGAAGCTGAACCAGCTAATGTTGATAGTTGAAACATTTTCATATCGTGTTTTTCAGCTAATTCTAAACCACGGTTGACACTTTTTATATCTGTGACTAAATCATCGTCCCAAAATCCAATATAATTGTAATCTCGCCAATCGAATGTATCTAGGAAATGTTTTGCTAAATCCCATTTGAAACCCACATCTTTAATTAAATAATCATAGGTGTCAGGTTCAATATCAAAGTCTTTATATTGATAAGCAATAACTTCATAATCTCTATTTGATTTAGTATATCGCCAATGATTGTTTTTATCATATGTTTCGTGGAATGATAATTCTTGGCCTACAGGTACAAAGATAATGTTACGCATATTTTTCCTCAATCAATTGTTTCCATTCAGGTACTCTATCATATTGATGAACTAAGGAGAACACCTGTTCGTTGCTAGTGCAAACCAGGTTATCTACTAAAATTGGTGTTTTTTCTACCACTTTATCACCATATTTATTTTGTATTTGTGGACCTGTGGTGCCTAATTGAGCGGCATATCCATCTTCACTCATGGCAAAATTAGTGATTGATTTATATGGCTCTAATTGTAATAAAATATTCAATGCAGCTTGGTCTGGTCCACCACCACCTTCAGTAAATGGATTTGAACCATTGCACAATAGATAGATGTTTAGAAAAACATCAAGCATAGTATCAAAATCACCAGAAATTGTACCAGCGTTATAGATTAGGTTATCACGATTATGCTCGTGAATTAATGGACCAAATGATTTAAGTAAATTGTTGTCACCCCAATTTTCATCTTTATAACGAATTGATTCACAGGCAACATTAATCTTTTTGCCGTCTTTGATAACTCGTTCTAAAAATAGGGATGGATTTGTTTGAAAAATTACATCTTTCACATCGGTTGTAATGATGTTGCGATATTGACCTTTAAAACCTTTTAAAAAATACCAGAGATGGTAGAATCGTTCAACAACGATGGAGAAATTATCTTTGTATTCAAATCGTTTAGCTTCATCATTTTTCTTAAATGCAAAAATAGTGTAGCCACGCTTGACTAGCTCTTCAGTTGTTTCATAATCAACATTGTAACAAATCATGGCCTTAGTGCCAGTAAATCCACAAGTATCTAATGAATTAACCCAAGGTTTGATTTTCTCAAAATCATAACCTGTAATACAACCAATCACCATGTCTTTCATAATAACTCCAATAATATATTTTATTTAGTCTTGCGGTATTGCTTAAATCCTATAATTTTAGATTGACCGGGCGTATCTTTTTGATATGATTTTCTTAATGTGTCTGTGCCATCTTGGCCACCACCAGATTTAGGAAGAATATCAGGCTTATTATTTACAGCCTCACTCATGCCACTCTTAAAAAATTGTATTCTTCTTTCGTGTTTAGCAACCCATTCGTCAGATGGTTTGCCTTCGCCTTTATAATAAGCCAAAGGTCTTTGTGTATTCTTTGACACCAACGCCCAGCGACCATTGACTTGTTTTAACATTACTTGACTGTCCTTATTGAACCATCTTCTTTAACAAAAAATGCTTCAAATTTAATTTCTTTAAACTCTTTTTGTAAATGTAAAAACATCTTTAGGTTTTCAGTTGAATCATCAAATAACCTTGCTCTTGAAAACTGTTTGGTATTTAGATAGTTTCGGATAATGACCATTTTTGAAATAGCTGTGTTACGAATATCTTTAATCTTACCAGCTCTTTCAACACGAACTTTGTCGATGTCAAAACCATATTTACGGAATGTATCTAAAAACTTTTCACGGTCATCAAAATCATCTCGTGCCGTCACAATGATAACACGACTTAATTCTGAATTGAGTGTGTTTCTTAGAATCGCTTTGGCTTTTGCCATCATGCCTTTGATAGGTTTAGATTCATTGTAGAACTTCTCTGCATCACGAAATTCTGTGAAATCAAATTCTTCACCATCTTTTAAATCATAAGTATTGTATGAATGTGGGGCAAGTTTTTTAACAATCTTATTGCCTTTTTTAACTGTGACACGAGCTGTTGTTTTAAACAAAGTGTCATCAATATCAAATATGGTTAAACCACCATCTTTGAATTCTTCAGTAAGAAAGTTGCGAAATGATTTCATCTTAATCTCTGGTAAGGTTCAATATCTTTTGAACTTGTGCTTCTAAAACTGGTTTACGATTAGGCCACTTAATGATTGGTTGGTCAGCCGTTTTAATTAACTTCATTAGAAAAGGAACAACAATCTTTTCCACTTCTGTTAAGCGAGCTTTATATTCATCAATCGTATCAGCCTTTTCAGCAATAACGGCATTATATTCTTCTTCATCAGTTGCTGTGAAACCAAAATCATTTTCGCCATATTCGGCCATGATAGCCGTGAGGTCATATTTTTTATCTTCTGCCATCTATTTGCTCCATGCCTTGGCGGCATTAAAATTAGCTTGTGAGAATTCTAATCGGTCAACCAGTTTAACTGCGTTGCCTTGTAATTTGTCCACTGCCACAAATCCTTCAGCGTTTGTAATTTTAAATCCTGTATCGGTTCGTAAGAATGTTCCTGTAACTTGTTGAATCTGTTGTAATTTTTTGATAATCATGGATTTGGACTCTACTAAACCATTTTGAATATCAAATATCTTTTTTAATTCTGTTGCATTGTTACGATAGAACCGCATTAATTCTGATTTCTCGGCTATTCTTTTTTGTTTAGTTTTATCTAGTTTAGCAGAAAGTATTTCTTTATTTAATTTATCTTCAATAGCACGAGTTAATTCGCGAACATGTTTAAATGTATCGCCAATAACTTGACCTGCTCGGACTTTAGAATTGTTAAATGTTTTAATTTGTATTTTAATGGTTTCTGTTGTTGCTATTCTATTTAGCACCACAGGATTAATTCCTCTGAATAGATTGCCTATATCAGATAGAATATTTGTAATTTGTTTTGTTTCTTGTTCAGTAAATGTAGCCGTGCCTGAGGCATCTACAAAAGAGGCATCACGAAACCAAACATCTTTGGTTGTGGTTAAATTATTAATGTCAATATTAAAAGACGCCTTCATATCTTCTAATTTTTTACCCGTATATGATGTGTGAAATACCACGCCAATTTGTGCAGCTCTCATCATCTGTGATAATTTAGAATCAACAGGAACAGCATATACAATTGTATTGGGTTGAAATGTAACATAATTATCACCATCAATGGTATCATCTTTCAAATCACCTTTAGTGAACATCATGTCGCCTTGTAAAACACCTTTGATACCAAGTTTTGGTAAATATCTTAATGCAACTTTAAGTTTCTTATTAAGACCTTCAGCTGGATGATTGTTGTCAATATCTTTATCTGTATAATTTAATTTAGCATTCTTCGCAAAAACACCTTTGGTGCCTACAAAGAATTTACCATTCTCTGGATTAATACCACAAAATACCGCAGGTGCACCATCCCATTTTGTAGTCACATTGACTTTAGATTCAGCATGGCCTGCCAACATATCTCGTAGTGAACGGAGAAAATTAATTGAATCTCGTGTGCCAGCTACACCACGATTTAATACCTCATCTTCGATATGCTCGAGATGGACATTTTTATTTTCTTTTGATTCTTCTAAGTATTCTGTGAATTTCATTTTTTAATTCCGCGATAGAGTAATTTAAGTCCTACAAATGAACCTAATTTACCTTTTGGTTTTGCTCTTCTAAATTCCGAATCACTTCGTATTGTCATCAACAAGGTAACAGTCTGTGTCTTTGTTGACAAATCAATAAACCATTCTTGAACAGATTGTTTATTTAGATACGCTTTGGCCTTTATAGCTTTTGGTAAAATATCAACTAATGGATCGCCAGCAACTTTGTAATTATTACGAATAGCTTTAACAAGAATGAGAGGAACTTCAACATCTTTTTTCTCAAGTCTAAATTCTTGATTGATCCATTCTTTAGTTGCTTTTAAATCCTTATTAACAACTGAACGTAATTTTTCACGGCATAATTTGTTCATTATGCCATACAACTCATCAAATTTTTTAGGATTGGCTTCAAAGAAATCAATCATTTTTTCTATGAGTATTGGATTAACTTTAGTAGCATCTTTTGTTCCAACACTTGTAAAATAATTATCAACATTAACTGACTTTGGTAAACCAGGTATTTTAGAATACACATCTCTCCAAAGTTCTTTCTTTAATTCAGGTACAGCTTTTGGTGCTGATTTTAACCACATTGATTTTGTTAATGTGGTTTTAACATAACTGTTTAGTTTTGGTTCTGATGAAGATTCGGAACCAGCCTTTAATGACACACCAATACTTTTCGGTTTCTTTGTTTTGTCTTTAAAAAAAACAAATACATCACCTGCATGATTACCTGGAATACCTTGTGGTTTTTCACGGTAACCCCACATAACTTTTTCGATAGGCCTTTCTTTGTGCATATCATAAAGATATTGTAAAATAGCATATGCGTTTTCAATCTTTTCTTCACGCATATTTGGTCGAATTTTATCCATTAAATTAATGAATTCTTTACCAGCTTTAAGATTGCTTTCTGTTACAAATGTCTTACGGGACTTCGGTGTCTTTAAATCAATATTACGAATGTAATCTTCTAATGCCTGTGGGCTTCTTGGTTTAAAACCATTATTAAAACAAAGAGCAGGAAACAATTCTGTAATAGTAGAATTGACCGTTGTTTGTTGTCCACCAGTTAAGTATGAAATTGCCATTCAAGTTCCTTGTAATAGTGTATTTATGCTAACACAATTACCGTATTATGTCAATCTCTTTATCACCTGTCCAAACTTCGATATCCGTTCTTAATCTATTCTCTGCTTGTAATGATTCAAACCTTGTAGTTGCCTTGCGTTTCCACCAGTCTATAATCGTTTCCAGATGGTGTTTATCATAGTTTTCTTTATCAGGAATGAGTTTGTCCGCTCTACCCATAACAACATCTGTGAAATTGGAGAACCCATAGTTTGAGGTATAATACCTTTTCTTTTCTGTAAGATTTAAGGCATTAGTGATGGTTGCCATAAACTTCTCATATTCTGGTTCACCTTTAAGAGCTACTTTAGTTAGAGATATAATCTTGTTTGATATTTTGAGTTTACGGGAAGAGGCGTCTGCCGGTACAATTTCACCAAGAATACCCTCAACATAATTCTTGAGGTCTTCATATGGTTTGCCGTGCATCATTGGCAGAAATTCTGAATCTGTTAACCCTTTGAATCTTAAATATGGTTTCATACCATCATACTGTGATGATGATTTAGATGAGCCATATAAACTTGTCGTTTCAAACAAACAAGTATTCATATCATATTTGGCATTTAACTTTTCACGAACCCAATGAGAACAACAGATAGCGGCCAGCAACTTACCACCAAGATAATTAAATCCAAATGGTTGTGCTGGCACTATCACAAACCCCATCATTGAGGTTTGGTTGAAAGACTTGGCGGATGAAGGAGTTTGTGAAAAAACACCACCAAGCATTTCATTACGAGGTTTCATATTGATTACTGGAGAACCAAGACGAATAAAACCAACCCATTTACCAGTATTCTTTTCACGGACAGCCAATCTTAAACATCTGCCTGGAATACTGGTCATGTTAGAATGAGAAGAAATCATATTCAAATAGATATCCCAATTATCTTGTGGTAATTCCACAAGTTCAAAGTCCATATCATTAGGATGTATGGTGAAATCAGAAAACAAATCTTCTTCTGGTCCCATACCTGGTAAAACTATAGGTCTATTTGCTAATGAGTTTAATTTTTGGTCTCGAATATAATCATCAATTCTTTGAAATCTATCAAAATAATTGGAGAAAATATTAGCACAATGAAGGCCTTGTTCTTTAGTTAGTTTCAAACTTTGAACCCTTCAAATTTTTTATTATAACTTCGTTCACGATTACCAAAACTATTCAATGGTTTATCATCTACTTGGCCAGAATCAGCAAGACTGTTTTGTGCTGTTACTTCAGCATCATACAATCTCATCTTTGAACGGTCAACACCAACCACAAATCGTTTATAATAACTTGGATCAGAATAACGATTCTTTAATTGTTTAACAAGGATTTGATTTAGACCTTCAAGTTCTTCATTGGTCACCAAAGCAAACATAAAGTCAGCGGTTGCTGGTAGACCAAAAGATTCAGAGGTGTCCTCAAGGCCAGGATCGGAGTTTGTAAAACCTGACCTTGTCGTTTGCGTTGCGGACACAATTGGCACATTATTCTCTACAGCAAGACCGCGAAGTTCTTCAGCGATAGACTTGATATAGGAATAACTATTTACATTACCGCCTGGTTTAATACGAGCTGAACAACAAATATTAAGGTAATCAACAAAAATAATTTGAGGCACAAAACCTTTTTTAAGTTGAAGTTCATTGATAAGAGCTCTAAAATGTAACACAGAGGCAGCTGCCGTTGGATATTCTTTGATGATAAGTTTACCCTCTGTTTTAGCTCTCACGGAATCAAACTTACGATTATAATCTTCTTTAGATATTGTATGAAGTTCATTCAGATTAATATTTAGCAAATTAGCATCAATACGCTCTGCAATCTTTTCTTCAGCCATTTCCATAGTGATATACAATACATTGAGGCCTTGTGCAAGAGCTGCGGCTGACATATGACACATAAAGAGAGATTTACCAACACCAGTTCCTGCCAAAACAATGTTTAATGTTTTAACTGGTAGACCGCCTTTGGTAATCTTATTGAATAAATCTAGGTCAAAGCGAACACGAGATTCTACTGCGTGATAAGAATCATAACGAGCATCTGAATCGTTGATATAATCGTGACCAACATTATTATTAAATGTTACACCAAGAGCATCACTTAATAATTTAGGAATTTCACCTTTCGATTTCTTGGCAGTTTTATCATCAAGGATGCCAACAGATTCCATAATCGCATTATAGATGGCTTTATCTTGGCAAAACTTTTCTGTTTGTTCAATGAGCCATTGTATTTCGGTTGGTTCATTTTTACCTTGATTGATTTCTTTGAGAAGGTCAATTGCACTAGATACTTCGCCTTCGGTAAGTGATTTCTTTTCTGTGAAATTAATTACAAGGGCTTCGTGTGTTGGTGGATTTTTATATTTGTGAATGAATTCAAATACTTCACGAAATACTAAGCGTTCACTATTATCTGAAAAATATTCTGCACGAACAAATGGTAAAACTTTTCGTGTATATTCTTCATTATAAATCAGGTTCTTGAGTATCGTTTGTTCTAGTCTGTTCATTATATTTGTTCGTCATTATTAATTCAGTTAAGATATCACCCATAATGGTATGCAATTCCTCGTCTTTTGTCAAGTCATCGATATCATATTCGCCTGGATGGACTATGGTAAAGCCAAACTGTAATTTTGCCAATTCACCTTCTTCAACAACTCTAGCTTTGTGATAATGGTAAAGAACTCCTTTGTAATTTTCGGTAAGGAGCTCAATACCAGTTAAATCAGAATCTTTGAAATCGACAAATTTAAAGTCGATGTCTTCTTTATACTTCTTCATCTTCGGTTGATTCCACGGTAGAAGATATGTTATCCTCTCCCATAATGTTACTATAGGCAATTTCATATTTTTTCTTCACATACTCTTTAAAGTCGTTGTCATTAAGTAAGTCTTTCCAGAATTCGTCAGTTTGTGTAGCATCAAAACGAACACGGTCACCAATTTCACCAGTCTTGCGGTCAATCTTTGCATACCAACCAGGACTTGGTTTAGAAATAAAGTTGCCTTCGATAGCAATATCAACAAGGCCAGAATATTTCTGAATACCACCGTCAAATGAAACGGCAATAGGTATCTTTGCTTTTTCTTTAGTGTATCTTGATTTTTCAACATTGATAATAAAGTTATAACCAACAATCTCGGTGCCATCTTTTTCTTGTTGACGACCAATGATGTAAATATTATCGGCAGAATAATAAGAACCTGTGCCACCACCAACAATATCTTTAGGAAACATACCGATTTCTTTATAGGTGTGATTCACTACGACCATCGGAATATCTTTAAGGTTTAAATGTGGTGTGACCATACGGAATAAGGACTTAACTTGTTTTGCTCGTGACATATCAGCTACTGATTTGCCATCAAGAGCATCTTCAACTTCTTTTTTGGATGCCAAGTTACCGATTGAATCAAGGATAACAATAAGTTTATCGCCTCGTTGGACATCTTGTAGTTGTTGCATGATATCAAACTTGAGTTCTTCGATATTTGTGAGTGGTGTGTGTAATACTCTGTCCATATCAATTTCAAATGTTTCAAAATATTTAATTGGAGTTCCAAATTCTGAATCATAGAATAATAAAACGGCATCTTTATATTTGTCCATGTAAGATTTTGCCATGAGCAAACTAAATGCGGTTTTAAAGTGTTTTGATGGGCCTGCCCACATTGTGAGACCTGGTGTTAACCCGCCATCTAATCGACCTGATAATGCCACATTAATCATTGGCACTTCGGTTGTAATCATATCTTTTTCGTTGAAGAATTTCGATTTAGAAAGAATAGCACTTTCTTTAATTGTCGAATTCTTTTTTAATTTATCTAAAATGCTCATGTAAACTCCTCAATTGTTTATATCGTATTATACAGTTATATCGTGTGTATGTCAAGTGTTTTATTCATGTTTACCATTATGGATTACTTTTATGATGAGGCACATCAAATACAAAAGTAATTCTTAATTCATCGCCAATGTTTTCAGCTCCATGTGGTTTTTTATTATCAAACCAAAAAAGTGTGCCTGGTTCCACAATTACTTCATCATCACCACAATGGTACTTATATCGGCCTTGTATGGAAAGATGGTATCTATCTTTTGTTAAGTAATATGTGCCTTGGTCAGTATGTGTGCCTACAATATCTCCAACAGGAAGAGATAAAAAACCACAACGAGAGTGAGCATGAAAATGCCTTTTCATAAAATTTACAATCTCGGTATGTCTATCATACGCAGGCACTTTAATACTAAGTTCCGTATTGTAAGCCATTTCGCCAGGTTTTGAAATAGCTCCAACTATCAATTGTAATACTCCAGCTTTGATAGTGTAAATATCTTTATCTAACTGTTGAGCAGAATCAAGTTCTTTTTGATTACCCCAATCATCAGCATATTGTTCTAGCTGAGCTTTAATTTTAGAAACATTAATGCCTGTTTTAATAATGCGAATATCAACCAAAGAAACTCTCCAAAGAATTAGATTTTTCAGCTCTCCAATTAATACAATTTAAGATGATTTGTAATGGATCAATAAAGGACTTTTGAAATTGTGTTTCGTAATCAATAAATTCTTCTACACGAAATTCGTTTGGCATTTTACTTGCAAAAGAAATAATATCGGTCTTGAAGATATTTGGTTCACGAAGATATATAAATTTAATCTTTTCACCGTTTTGTATTTTTTGATATTGTTTTGAAATATTCATTTGGTCAAGCATATGATTATACACTAAAGCACCACGAACATGGATTGGAGTGCCTTTACCCCAAATATGTTTGTTGTCTGTATATTCATGGAGACCATTCATTGACCTAGGAAAAGCAATATCTTCTACAGGCATCTTTTTAAATTCATCACGAAAGTTTTCAATCATGGTGTGTAATTGACTTTCGGTACCTGTCATAATAATATGCAAGGCTTCTTTAATCTTATCACGACAAGATGTTGGTGTTGATGATTTAATGGCTTCGAGGCCTGTAATTTTAATTTGTGGTTCGGTATATTGAACGCCTTCTGAATTATGCACATTCATGATGTATCTTTTCTTGGCAGTCCAGATAGCTTTATCTGCCAAATTTTCACGCTTCATTTTCATTTTTTGGCCATAAGCATGGACATAAATTGCCAATTCTTCGTATGCTTTATCAATATATGGTTGAAATTTATCTTCGCATATTTTATCCAGAAAAGCAATCACTTTGCTTGTATCAGGAGTATCTTTGAATACTGAATTGACCAGAGGTTCAAGGTTCAAATAAACCGAATCGGTATCAATTGCAATTACAAAATCTTTGTTATCAGTTTTTAATAATTTATTGAGGTACTCATTTAGTTTTCTTTCAATCCATTGAATACTTAACTGACCCGCCATAGTAATGCCTTCTGCTTGGCGTATATCAAAGAATCGGAAGTATTCAGAACCCAAAGCACCATACGCTGAATTCAAACATTCTTTTTTAGTGAGTTGTAGATTTGCATAACGAGATACTAATGCACCATATTCTTTTTTGGCCTCTGTTGATGTAGCCACTTCATACTTCTTCTTGGCATCCAACATAGCATCTTTATATTTTGTTCGGTCATTATACATCTTTTCCAAAATCTCTGGTAAGAAACCTTGTTTATTTGTTCTGAAGAATTGGCCATTGGGTGTAATCGTTACGCCTTCTAAACCACTTAAATCAATTTGTTGATGTAATAGTTTTTTAACAGTAACACCTTGTGAAAGAATATCTCTCATTCTTGGAGTGTAATCTTTTGGCTCAACAATAGTATCGGGTGCAATATTGTATTGCATCATTAGATGTGGATAAAGTGAATTAAGGTCAAACGATGCAACCCATTTGAATAAACCAATTTGTGGGTCTTTGACATATGCACCTTCATAAGCCTGATTCTTTTTAGATACAAACTTTGGAGGAACTACAATCTTTTTGTGATAAAGGTAATTGTGTGTAATTGTATCCCACATACGAACTTGAGCAAAGATGTCATCATAATTTACTTTAGCATCATAAGCAATTGTGAGTGCCATTTCAATCAGGCGACCTTTAGCATTTAATTTCTCAACAAGCTCAACATCTCGTATATTATATTCTATAAACTTTTGATAATTCTTTTTATATAAATCATATAGATTATCATATTCAGTATATGCAATCTTTTGGCCAACGCCTTCAGTTTGAGCAATATGGTCAAGGCGATAGGATTCTTGTGAACGATTAGGTGCAAACTTACGGAACAACCTCATATAATCTAGTGTTACACAACCTAGAAGCTCATAGATTTGAAATGAACGGCCATACAGAGTATCTTCACGAGCATTAATTATACCCCATGGAGATAACTTTTTGGCTTCTTCTTCACCAGATATTCTACTGATACGATTAACCAAATATGGAATATCAAAACCATAAATGTTCCAACCGGTCATAGCATTAGGAGATTTTTGTTGCCAGACAATTAAGAACTCTTTGATAAGAGTGTATTCGTCTTTACAGAAAACATATTGAACATCTTCACGGTGTTTTTCATAGACGCCACAACCAAAAGTGTAATACTTTGGGTCATTAGAAAATTTAACAGTAATAGCTGTAATTGGTTCAGATGCTGTTTTAGGCTCGGGGAATCCGTTTTCAGAACCAACTTCAATATCAACATTAGCAATACAAAGATGTTCGTATTTCCAATCAATGATTTCTTCAGGATGTTGTTCAGCGATAAGAGCATACTGATACATGGTATTGCCATATATCTTAAAGTTATCTACTTCAGCATATCGCTTAACGAAATCACGAGCTTCGCGAATATTTTCAAACTTCATTGGTTCAACATATTCACCATGAAGTGTTTTCCATTCTGTCACCTTTTTAGATGGCAAATACAGAATGGGTTTATACGCTACTTTACGCTTGACTGGTACGCCGTTAGATATTCCGCGATATAGAATTTGGTTGCCAAAAGTTATGGCACTTGTGTAATAATTTGACATTCAAGGAGTATATCACACTTTTGGAATAACTGAGGCAATCTCGATACCTACACCAAATACTTTGTTGTATTGGTTTTCTAATTCACGAACTGGTGTTGTGACACAAAGGATATTATCCAATGAAATTTTAATACCTGTTCTGAATTCATCTGCGAATTCTAAAAATGGTGCAAACCCCATGACTGTGCCATCTTTTGATGGTTGAACAATGACTTGAACGGGTTGTTTAATAGATACTTCGTTTTCTTTGGTGCAATCTAATTCACCAATGAGTGTTTGAGCTGTTCTTAATGTAATCAATTTCAATTTCATATTATAATCCAATAGTTAAACTTGCTGGTAAAACGCCGATAGTAACCCATCTTTTTGGGTATAACATCTCACGGCCCCTAAATTCATTCATATCATGAGTTGGATCTTGAATCCATCCAACAACTTCAACCATGTTATCATATTCACGGAAGAATAAATCATAACGGTCTGCACGAGGCATTTTATGTTCAATGGCCAACTTCTTTGCTACTTCACGAGTGTTCATTCTTTTCTTTCCTTAAAGTCATAAAAAAAATCATTGTTGTTTCTGGCAGAATGTTTAGCACTTTTTTCTACCGAATACAACTTTGTCGCTATTTTAAAATCTGGTGTTTTGAATTCAGGTACCGTTAAAGAAGCATCATAGAACAAAGTTTTATTATTTGGTTGAGCAGCGAACTGTCCATTGTCCAACTTAATAAAATTATAGCTCTTATGTTCTTCTACTGTTTCTGAAAATCCTGTATTCAAATAACCAGGGTCATTTTGGCAAAAATCTACGGTGAACATATACTCACCATAATGCCATTTTCTGTCTTTGTCCAAGAATTTACATTTTAACATTCGTAAATTATCTTTTTCAATGACAGTAATATTATAACTCAAACAGTCCCAAATTTGCAAGTAATCCAAAGGTAAAGTTGCATTTTTAAGGTCTATTTGCCTTGATACAAAAGCATGTAAAGGAAGCTTATCATAAATGGCGCCGTAGTTGGGCAATAGTGCTTCAATACGAAACGCTTGACCTTTAATACACTTAATTGTCATCCAGATACAAGGTTCGTATTCACCAAAACCTTTTTCAAAGTCATAGAGAAACTCCTTCTTTACATAACATTGAATTGGTGGTAAATTGTGGACTAGGAATGCCATTATGCTTTCTTTTCTAATTCGTATTGATAGGTTCTTTGACGAAGCTCAGTAGAACTAAAACGATGTGTCCTTGAATTGTATATTATATCTATGTTGCGGTCAACACAAATTTGCTTTCCTGTGAAATCTTTACCGTGATATTCTTCACCAATGAATCTTTTATTAAGTGGTAGAAACATGAGTAAGTCTTCAAGGTCTCTTTCAGTTTCATATACAATAATCTCATCGACATACTTGACAGCATTAAGCTGAACATATCTTTC